CATGATAAGACCTTTAAATCTTTCTACCATCCATCTTCCATCTGAGTCTGTGTTAACATCAAAAATACCAGAAACAGCTGTTGAAGTTTGAAGAGCACCAATTTTAGCTTTCTTCAAGATTGTTCTAACAACTTCTCTGTTAATTTCAGCAAGAATTTCTGCTGATAGGATGTTAGCCAATTCGCCTTCAGCATCCAATCCGTGGATTGCTTTAAGGTCTTGTGCTAATTCCATTGTGTACTCAGCTTTAAGAGCTCTTGATTTAGCTGTGACAGTTGATTTCTCAATTGAAAAAGCCATTTCATTGAAAGAACCGTCGCCAGTTCCACCAACTCCCAATCTCTCTGCAGCTGATGTACCTAGACCTTCACCGTATGTTGAAACTGTATCAGCTTCGTCTGCGATTGTGCCATCAGTATCAGCATCTGTTACACCACTTAATCCTGTTGGATCAGCTTGATGTGTACCAGTTCCTGAGAAGCCAGTATCAGCTTCATTGAATAAAGCTTCAGTACCGCCCTGAGTTGAGTATTTTGATTTCATTGCAAAGATAAGTCCTGTAGGACCACTCATTGGTTGTACACCAGCGATATCATATGCAATCAAGTTAGGCATTGCTCTACGAACTAAAGAGATTAATACTGGGTCAAATGAACCAATATTGCCGCCACCAATGTTATTGGCAGCTGCTGCTTCAGAAATATAATTTCCTTGCATTTGAGCTCTTTCTTCTTGTAGGGCAATTTCCTGATTTTCTAACAAGCGAGCTGTGACAGCCTTCTTGTAGTTATCTTGGATAGATGGAGCTGACTCGTGATCAAGTACAGGACCCCATTTTTCCATTAAATTTTTATCTGCGTTAAACATTTCTGTTTCCCCTTATTTAGTGAAATTTGTTATAGCTTGTGTATATTTAGCCATTGACTCAGATACAGCTTCTTCTGAAACATTATCTTCGCCTAATAAACTATCAACCTCATCAGCTGTTTCGCTAACATCTGATTTGAAGTATGATTCTTTAACAGTTTTAACTTTCATTTCAAAAGTTTCTTTGTTATCGAATTCAATATCTTCAACTAAAGATGCTAATTTCTCAGCTTCAGTTTCTGCAAGCCCTGAAGATTGTTCTCTGACAACTTGTTGCTTTTCAAATTCTTGAACAGCAGTGTGTAGTCTGATATTATCTTCTGTGGTTTTGTTTAAAGTCTCTTCGAGTTCAGTGACTTGTTCGTTGAGGTCATCAACTAAGTCTTCTTTACCTTCAGGTACTTCGATATAGTGCTCTTTAAACACTGACTGAAGTGAAGTCATAAACTCTTCAGCAATTTCAGTCCTAAGACCTTGTTGCACTTGTAGTTCATTTTCTTTCATCCATCCTTCAACTACATAGTTAAGGTATGAATCTACCTTTTCTACGAGAGAAGATTGAACTTCTGAAACTTCTTCTTCTAAATTTTGCGCATATTCTGCTTCAAGTCTGTCAACTTCTTCGCTTAACTTACTTGTAAGTACTGCTTCGAAAATTGCAGATGCCTTGTCACGGAATCCGTCTGAAAGTGTAGCTTCTTCCTTGATGATTGCGTCGATATCTTCATCAAAATCAATTGCCTCAACCTTAGCTTTCGCTTTAGGTTCTGGCATTTTGCCTTTAACAGCGTTAGCTGCGTCATCGCCTGATTTTACTGAATCTTCTTCGCCATCAATAGTTACTAACTTTGCAAACATTTTTTGCGCGTCTTCTTTCTTTGCTTTCTTAAGCATTTCGACTGCTGCTTGAATTACGCCAGCTTTAGTTTTTGGAGTTTGAACAGTTTCCTTTTTAGGTTCATGCTCTTCTTCCTCATCCTCGTGCTTGCCTTCTTCTAAAGATTCGCTCTCTTCTGATACAACTTCCTCGTCTAAAATTTCTTCATTTTCAACGAGCTCTTCAGTTGTTTCTTCCGAAACCTGCTCTTCGCTTTCAACAGTTTCAACTACTTCTTCAGCGTTATTTAAAACGTCGTCTGACATAGTATTCTCCTATGATTTTAGATTTAACTTAGAGAGGAAATTTTTAAAAGCTCTTATTTCAACTTCAGGTAAATTTTTACTTAAAGTACTTTTAATTTCAGTCTCAATTTCTTCAATATCTTGTTGACGAATTAGCCCATTATCCCATACCCATTCAACACCTTCCATAACTCCATTTACAAATGCACTTGGAGCTGAAGGGTCTTGAACAATATCTACAGTTGATAACATAAAGTCATCTCCCACATATTGAGCGCCATTCTTCTGTACAAGACTTCCCATACCACGACTTGATACACCAAGCTTAACTCCACCTTCGAGTAGTCCTTCGACTATTTGTCCCATAGGAGTTTTCAAGATTGATGCCTTTCCTACAACATCATTTCCCTGCCAATGCAGATCTGTGATTTTGTGTGAAACTTTATCCAGGTTTACTGTTGGTCCTTCTGGATGATTTAACTCTCCAACAGCTCTTCCTGTTTTAACTTGTTCGTTTACATACTTTTCTACGGCTTTTTCCATAGTTTTCTTTTCGTATATACGACCGTTACGATTCTTTTTATTTGATTGCATAAATACGCCTTCGATAAAATAGTTCTTAGAACCATCTTTCTTGGCTTCGCAAATCGTTTCTAAATTCTGTTCTACATATTCGGTTATTAATTTCATTTAGATACCTAGTAGTTTAAGCATATCATCTGCAGCACTTTGAGCTTCTTTTTCGTTTTTGTAGTCGTTATCAAGTAACTCGTTATCTACATAAACTGCAAACTTAGAGCCTTTTTTAGAAATGATAACTTCTTTATCTTTTCTTTTACCAGCTTTATAGGATTTGACTTCTTTCTCGCCGCCTTTAAGCTTTACTTTTTCTCTAAGTTCTACAAATGATATCATGGATTATTATCCTTCTGTTGTTTCTTCTTCAGCTGCTTTACGCTGAACCATTCCTGATGCTATTTCAATTTTCTTAGCATCAAGAGCTGCGGCCATTTTATCAGCCATAAGAGTATTAAACTCTTTATTAGCCTTTACGTTATCGCCATCATTTAAGTTTTGAATCAATTCATTTACTGCCATTTTTTTTATTCCTGTTTATATATTTATAAAAAATCATATCCTAATCAAACCGTGGATCATCTGGATCTGGCATATCATTCTCGCCAGACTTATTCTCAGCATCGATTTGTTTTTGGATTTCCTCAATTTCTTCGTCGTTAAAGCGAAGAATATTTTTTCGTACCCATTCATTAGATATAAATCTACCGATATGTTCATCTAATGAACTTAACATTTCAAACCTTTCTCTTATCATTTCTGATTGTTTTAATTCAGAAAAATAGTTATCTTCAATATAATCGAAGGCAATACTTTCTTTCCAAGTTTTCCAATCATCCTTTGTAATAATACCCTTTAATAAGAGTTGAGTTTTGAGAAGTTGCATAAACAAATCAGAGAATCTTTTTCTTAATCTGTCTATAAACTTCTTAAATTTAACTTCGTCTCTTGTAATCTCAGTTGTTCTTCCAAGACTATATTGAGCCTCTTGTTCTAAACGATTTACTGGAACATTGAGTGATTTATATAGTTTCTTTTGGAAGTATATAATATCATCTATTTGTCCAAGATTCTCGCCGCCTGGTAGCGTGGTGATTTCAGTTCCTCTTCCACCTTCTCTTCTTGGTAGGAAGAAATCTTCCAACATACTCATATGTTTTCGATCATCTTTGATATCACCAGTCTTTGCATCATATACCAATTTGTTTCTATATTGATTCATAATACCTCTTAGGTATTCTTCTGCTTTACCTTTAGGTAAGTTACCAACGTCAATATAAAATATCCTACGTTCTGGGGCACGCGATATTCTGTATATAACCAATGAATCTTCCATCATTCGAAGTTGATTCACTGGCTTTAATGCTTTATGTAAATATGAAAGAATTCTTTTTCTTTGTGGATCCATTACACCAGATGTACAATATGCAATTGCATCGGGATATATTTTTAAGCCCTGATTGGCTCCATTCATTGTTTTATCTTGGAACATAAAAAACTCATCAACCTTTTTAATAAGTTTAGCTCCAGTCTTTGGATCAGTTGTTTCTTCGATCTCTTTCACCTTTCTTAACTTGGTAGGATCAATATAACGTAATTCTTTTATTCCTTGTTTAGGATTTTCATTATTAATAATGATATGATATGGTAATCTACCATCAACATACCATCTTCTAAAGATATCGTGGGCATAAGCATTAAAACTTAAAAGCGATAAGATATTATCAAATTCATGTTTAATTGTTTCTTTAATTTTATCTGAAACTTCTAATTCATCTAAAACAATATTAATAGGAGCTTCATCGTTATCTCCAACTATTGATTCATTAATAATATCTTCAACAGCTGCATCGCATTCAGGTTGTGAAGCGATATCTCTGTATTTCATAATTAAATCATTATCATTCTTGGCCTTGTCGCCGTCCATATCGATGTAGGCACCAAAGTGCCCACCGGCCTGTATAACACCAGTGCCGTCCTCATCAGTTTTTGGTACAAATGAAGGTAATTCTTTACCTTTTGTACTTTTTCTATTGATTTCGAATCCGAAAAATTCTGCCATAATTTACCTCATATTATCAGAGGGGACTTTACATCCCCTCATCTAATATTATTTATATACCTACGAAGTAGTGTTACTTTCCCAGTATTGTACTTGGAATTCAACTGTGAACTCTTCAATAGTATTTTCTGAATCATAACTGACTTCTATCTCAGAGACGTTAGTTGGAAATAGACCTCTAAAGTCATATCTCTTTGTAACTTCTCCAGCTTTATTCAATTGTTCAACAATTGCGTCAGCCTGATAGTCTGTAGGATTTGATAATCCTGTGTTTTCATTATGATTATTAATACCATTCATCCAACGTTCCATAGCGTTACGAACTTCGAAACCAGTGTCATTAATGACAGTGATTGTCCAAGGATCAAATGTTCTGTCACCAGCTATTTGCAATGTTCTACCTCTGAATAATACAGGGATAGGTGCAATAATTGATGCAGGCATTTGAGCTGTTTTACACATAAATGATGTTAATTCAACATCACCTTGTGCATAACTTGGATAGTTCATAGTTACCTTGAAAAGGTTGGATCTTGCTCCACCGCCTACTAGTTTAGATTTAAAATCATCTACGCCTAAAATTGCCATGTGTTAGTCCTCCTATGAACCTGCAATCTCGGAGAATTCAACTCCGGATCTGGTTGCTACAAAGTTCAGTGTTATGAAGTTAATAGATCTGCTTGGCTTGATAAAGATATCTGCCACAAATCGATTTCCATCAATCACTGCGCTAGTGTTGTTAGTTTCGTCACAAACTACTAAAAAGTCTGTAAGTCCACGTCTACCTTTGACGTCTCTTAAGAACGGTTCAACTAAATTTCTGAACTGCGCTCTTGTAAATTCGTCGTTAAATTCGAATAGTTGCGCTTTAGCTGCTGTGCTAACCGCTTTTTCTAATGCAATAAAAAGTCTTCTTACATTAATTCTATCGAATGCTGAAGGTCTACTTAATAAAGTTTTGTCACCAAATAATAATGTACCTTGTCCAGGTAGTGATACTATTGGATTGACTCGAGCTTTATATAAAGTATCTCTGTCTGCTTTCTTAGGATTAAATGCAAGTTTTGTTACTCCTAACAATTGACCTCTATTTACACCTGCTGGTGAGAACCATGCGTCTGCCACATTGTCTGTGTTAGCACATAATCCTGCGTGATGTCCTGCAGCTCCTATCCATCTGTATACATCGTTATATTTGTCATATACATATAGTGCTGTAGAATCGCATGATGCGTAAGAAGTAGATGTTAAACCATCAGCAAATGCTTTTACATCTGTTGCTGGTGTTGAACTACCTACTGTGTCTTCAATTGGAGGTGATACAAAAGCCATACAATCTTTTCTTGCGTTAACGATAGAAATTAAATCTTCTGCTATTGCCTCTGCGCCATTGGC